TTATGGTGGACTTATGAGGGCCATATCCGAACCCCCACAAGTCCTTGCGTCAGAAGGGTTTCCGCCGTTTTTGACACGAACGGTCTTTCGGTTTCCATCTGTCAGATTGTAAACATAGGTGATGGTCAGCTCATCGTCATCCGGCCCATCCCAGACGGTGACAGAATTGACCAGCAGGTCGATGAGTTTCCGCCGGAAGTCAGGATCATCAATGTTCCCGGACTGGAACTGCTTGAGCCAATGAACGATATGAGGCTTCTCCAGCACGACAATGTTTTTCTTCTCTTTGACCAGTCTACGCTCAAGGTCTCTCTTTTCCTTCTCCAGCTCCGTCAGCCGCCTCGCAAGGGTCTCTGAGGCTACACCCTTCTCTACCATAGAGATGATGTTAGAAATGCCGCTGGAGGTCTCTGAGAGCTTCGCTTCAAGCTCCGGGATGATGGTGTTGTTCTGGAGGTCTTTCTCGCTCTGCTGAATGGCCATGTCTGCCAGCTCGTTTATCAGCTCATCGGTCAGCAGCGCCTTGGTATCCTCCGCCACCAAAGTCTCGAACCAGTCTTTCTTGAGAGGCCGCTTACGGCAGTTCTTCTTCCTCTTGCGGCCAGCGCAGGTGTAGTAGTTGTATTTCTTCCCGCTCTTTCCTGTTCCGCTCTCACCGACCATCATGGAGTCACAATGGCCGCAGAAGAGCTTGCCAACCAGCATATAGTCCACAAGGGCCTTGCCTCTCGCCGGGGCAAGGCTATTTTCTTTGAGCCGGTCCTGCACTCTTTCCCACACCTCCTGCGGAACAATGGCCGGGATGACACCTTCTTCCTGTATGTCCTTGTAAGTGTATGTCCCGATGTATCGCTCGTTGCGGAACATGGCGTGAAAGCTGTTCTTATTGAACTCAGCACCCTTGGCCGTCTTGTATCCGAGATCATTGAACCGAGCGCAGATGTCAGCAACGGACTCTCCGTCAGCATATCGGGTAAAAGCCTCCAAGACGATGGGAGCGGTGACAGGATTGATGACCAGCTTCTTGTTCTCGATCCGGTAGCCCAGAGGAACATGCCCTCCAACATTCTGGTGTTTCAAAGCAGACTCTCTCATTCCTCTGGTGATCTTCTGAGACAGCTCTGCGGAATAGAACTCAGCCATTCCCTCCAGCACCGACTCAAGGATGATACCCTCTGGGCTATCCGTGATAGACTCTGTGGCAGACATGACCCTAACGCCGTTCTTCCGCAGCCGGGACTTGTAGATTGCACTGTCAGTACGGTTCCGGGAGAACCGGTCCAGTTTCCACACCACGACCATCTTCCATGCCCGCTTCGCACTATCCTGTACCATCTGCTGGAAGAAAACACGCTTCTCCACCTTCTGTCTGGCAGTCTTGGCCCGGTCCACATATATGGCCACGATACGGAAGGAGTTCCGCTTGCAATATTCCCGGCAGTCTCGGAGCTGCCCTTCAATCGACTGTTCTCCTTGCCTCTCGGAGCTGAACCGAAGATAGAGGCACACATCAATGTCTCCATCATACAGAGTGGAGGGATCATCTACGAACTGCTGGATCTCCAAGTCTGTTAGCATAGAGAGGTCGATTGGAAATTTGTTCTTCTTTCTCATCAGAACTTCCTTTTCAGCTCGATCACCTTACCAACGAAGGAGACCTGTTGAGCGTTCGTGCCGGAGAAGACCATGGGCGGGTAGTATGGATTGTAGGAGTGCAGCACCACACCTGTCTCATCCAGCTCGATCTTCTTCACAAACCCTTCTGTACTGATACCATCATTGACCAGTACGACAGCCACATCCCCAGAGTCGATGTCTACCTGACGATGGACCAGTACCAGATCCCCGTCTTCTATCCGAGGAGCCATGCTGTCCCCGGTAATCTCAAGATAGAAGTAATCGTCACTGCTGTACTGAATGTCCACGCTCTCCCACCCCAAAATCTCTTCTTGTGCTAAAACTCCACGCCCAGCAGAGGCCATGCCGATTATCGGTCTCATGGCCCGCTCTCCAACCTCTTTGACTTTCATGCCGGACTTCTCCAGAGTGCTTCTTGGATCATCCGTCTTACCGAGCAGGTAGTCGGCGGAGACACCAAGGATGTCGGCAATCTGAAAAATCTGTTGCCGATATGATGTGCTTCTACCATCAATCCATTTTGTGAATATCTGCTGTCCCTTGTACCCTAAAGCGGCACAAAGCTCCTTTTTATTCATGCCTGCCGCCTTCATTGCGTTCATAATGCGGGTTACTTCATCATGCGGCATATTACCCATATAGGCTACCTCCTTTTTGTGCCACTTGAACAAATTATACTTTTTGGGTAATTTCGTGTTGACAGTAGCCAATTTGGGTAGTATAGTATGGCTTGTAAACAACAACTGACAACACGAAACACACCCCCTGACAGCTCTCTTTTTCTGTCAGCGGTTCTCGAATGGTATTATGTTCCTCGCAAGCTCATTCTACCATAGGGTTCTTCCTGTGTCAATAAATGTTGTTTACAAAGGGTGCAGAAATGGGTGCAGAAAATAAGGGTTCTGTATTAGTCCATATAAGATTGGTGTCCTATAAGAGACTAAGTAGAACACATTGAAATTCTGCACCCAACCCTGCACCCAATACGAACAGAAAGGAGGAATACCTGTGGCAAAAGAAAGTGAGATCATCCGGGCCACTCTGACTCGGAACAACCTGACTCATGTGTGGCTCATCAACCGCCTCAACGAGGCAGGAGTCCGAACGGACAAGACTGAGTTCAGCTCTGTATTGAACGGAACTCGGATCGGACCCAAGGCGGACACCATTCTCAGCACCGCCCTCTCCATTCTCACCAAGTACGAGGAGGCCATGGCTTTATGAGCGTAATCAGTCAGAGAGTAGGTCAGGAACGCAGTCTGGCAATCGAACTGGCCAAGAAGGTCAGTGAGTATTATCAGGACCCGGCCCATCGCAGAGAGTTCGAGCGGTGGTACAAAGAGACCTACGGCAAATCGTATGTCTGGAAAGACAGAAGGGAGAGGGCGTCATGACCCGCACTGAGCAGCGGACCCAGAGACGCCGCACGAGGCGGCTCATCTGGTGGAAACGCCACTGTTTGGAAATCGCAGTCTTAATCCTGTTGGTCTTCGGTTTCTCAATCGGGTGGCTATCCAAAAGCGTGGCCGTATCGTTATCGGCCAAAGAAGAGCAGGAAGTCATGGAGGTAGAGCTGACCCACACCTCGTTCACGGCTCCTGTGATTGAAGAGCAGGAGGAAGAGGCCGTGGTGGAGACAATCTACTTCGATGTTCCCTTAGACACAGACTTGCAGGATTATATCCGTGAGCTGTCTGAGGAATACGACATCCCCATGGCATTGATCTTGGCCATCATTGGTACAGAGAGCAGCTACGACCCGGAGGCTGTCAGTGAGACCAGCGACTATGGCCTTATGCAGATCAATCGTATCAACCACGAGTGGCTTGCGGAAGACTACGGTATCACGAACATCATGGACCCCCGGCAAAACATCCTCGCCGGTACGGTGATATTGGACGGGAACTTGGACCAGTTCGATACCGTGGAACAGGCAGTCATGGCTTACAACCTCGGTGCAGGTGGAGCCAGAAAGCAGATCCGGAACGGTGTTTTCAGCACCGAGTATTCCCAAAAGGTCATGTGCTTATACGCAAAGCTAAATGAAGAAACCGCCCCGGGAGCGGCAACTCCGTGAGGCGGTCAGGAAAATAATCCAGTGCTATTTTACATCACAAGAAGGTGTTTGTAAAGGTGGTATATCTCATTCACTTCGACCGGCCACTGAAACACGCCCAGCATTACATCGGGTACACCACGGACTTGGACAAGCGGTTCCACGCTCATTCCTGTACGGGTGACGGGGCCAAGCTGTTACACGCCGTCCGTGACGCTGGTATCGGGTTCAAGGTGGTCAATACATGGAAGGACGGAGACCGCTCCTTTGAGCGTGAATTGAAGAACAAGAAGAACGCCAAGCGGTTCTGTCCCATCTGCAACCCCAACCTCAACTGCTATACCGCCCCGGAAGGGCTGGTATACGCACCAGACCAGAATATGGAGGTACATCATGAATAAAATCCTGTCTGAGCTGAACGCTCTGATGTCCAAGATGGAAGAAGAGACCAGCTACCTCAAGAAGGAGAACACCAAGCTCAAGTGTAAGCTGGAGGAACGGCTGAGAACGCCCGCTCCTACCTATTGTCCTCCCATTCACAGAAGCATGTTCTTCACGCCGCAGCGTGATCCTATCGCTCTGAGTGAGTATTCGTGGGAAACGATCAAGCAAATCTGCGATAGCGGCATGGCCCCGCAGCTCTTCTCTGTCGGTGACACCAAGACTGTTACGCTCAAGAATGGAGACGAGATCACGGTTCGTATCATCGGTATGTACCATGATATTGACCCGTATGGCCAGCCCATTCCTATCACTTGGGAACTGTGTGATCTGTGGCCCGAGCGGTTCTTTATGAATAAGTCCGGGACTAACAAAGACAGCTGGGAAGATACGGACATGCGAGAATGGCTGCACAGCAATGTCCGCTCCATGTTGCCTGATGAACTCAGCCAGATCATCGTTCCGGCAATGAAGCTGACCCGTGACGGCGGAGATGGCGAAGGTATGGTCGAGACAAAGGATACTCTGTTCCTTCTGTCTGAGCAGGAAATCTTCGGTCGGAAGATTTACTCCAAGGGCGGAGAGGGCCGTTGGTATGAGTGGTATCAGCAGGAGAATGTCTCCTACGCAAAGAAGTACCCGGATGGTAGCTTCGGCTGGAGGTGGGAGCGTTCCCCGTTTGGGAGCTACAGCGCCGGCTTCTGTATTGTCGACAGCGGCGGCGGCGCCGGCTACGACGGCGCCTCGAACTCGAATGGCGTCTCCTTCGGCTTCTGTACCTAATCCCATGGATCTAAAACATCCCGCCCCGGAAGGGGCGGATAGAAAGGAGATGTCTCCGTTGAGTGTGAGTAACAAGAAGCTGGGAACTGGCTTTGAACGGAAGTTCGCTCAGTTCCTTTCCTCCAATGGTTTCTGGGTCCATCTTCTCACCCAGAACAATTCGGGACAACCTGCGGATGTCCTTGCTGCACGGAAAGGACAGCCGTTCCTCATCGACTGCAAGGTTTGTCAGAACGGAATTTTCAAGATCGACCGTATTGAGCAGAACCAAGAGACAGCCATGGAACACTGGAGCCGGTGTGGCAACGGCGAGGGCTGGTTCGCACTGGAGTTACCTGACGGGAAGGTCATAATGGTGGACTACGATACCATGATGTGCAAGGCCCTCTATAAAACGGTCCTGTCTCAGAGCGAGATCATCGAGTCCGGCTATCTGCTGGAGAAGTGGGTGAACTTATGGATGTAGTGATCTCTAACCGCATTTCCATCTCCAACCCGGACCCGGCGCTTTTGGACTATTGTCGTAAGAACCTGCGTATCCGCAATCCAGAGTTCGCTAAGAAACGCCGTTTGGGTTTCTGGACAGGAAGTACACCAGAATACCTCTACCTCTACGAGCAAGATGGTAACACGATCCGACTGCCGTATGGATGTCTCTCTGAGCTGGAGAAGGGTCTCATTGATCCCACCTACGATACTATCACGGCCAACTTCAATGACCCTCAGATGGTGGATTATCAGTGCGAGATCCCCCTGTATGACTACCAAGAGCCAGCGGTTGAAGCCATGGCGAAAGTCTACTGTGGCATCCTCCAGAGTCCAGCCGGTAGCGGAAAGACTCAGATGGGTATTGCACTGGCGGCAAAGCTGGGCCGGAAGACCCTCTGGCTAACTCACACGAAAGACCTTCTCTCCCAGAGCAAGCGCAGGGCGGAACAATATATGTCCCCCCTTCTCTGTGGGACCATCACTGAGGGGCGTGTGTCGATTGGAGCGGGTATCACATTCGCCACGGTACAGACCATGAGCAGTTTGGACCTCACCCAGTATCGTAATGTCTGGGATACAATCATTGTGGATGAGTGCCATCATGTGGCTGGGACCCCCACATCCGTCACGCAGTTCTCCCGGGTCCTCAACTCTCTTGCTGCAAGACACAAGTACGGCCTATCCGCTACTGTCCATCGTGCCGATGGTCTGATCGTTGCTACCCACGCTCTGCTGGGTGAGATCGTCTATTCCGTCCCGGAAGAGACAGTACAGGACAAGATCATCAAGCCCAAGGTACAGCCCATATTCACTGACACAGTGATTACCGCTGACTGTCTGGACACAGACGGCGTGGTCATCTATACCAAGCTGATCGAGACACTGGTGAATGACCAGAGGCGGAACAAGCTCATCGTGAACACTATCGTCAACCGAGCTAATTCCGGCGGCGGCTCTCACATCATCCTTGCTGACCGTATCGGACACTTGGAGGCCATGATGTCCATGTTGCCTCCTGTCATGCGGGAACAGGCGGTTATGGTGACTGGTAGCATGACCACGAAGAAAGGCAAGGCCGAAAGAGAGCAAGCCATTGAGGATATGAGGCTTGGACGGAAGAAATTCCTCTTCGCTACCTACTCTCTGGCCAAGGAAGGGCTGGACATTCCCAGACTGGACTCTCTGTATCTGGCCTCTCCTCAGAGAGACTTCGCAGTCATCGTTCAGAGCCTTGGTCGTATCTCTCGCACATTTGAGGGCAAGACGGACGCACGGTGCTTTGACTTTGTGGACTACAAGATCAAGACCCTGTTAAAGTTCTTCAAGCAGCGGGAACGGACCTACCGTAAGCTGGGATGTGAGGAATTGTAATATGTTCATCTTCGACTGTGAGGTCTTCGCCTACGACTGGCTGTTCGTCTTCAAGGAAGTGGAGACTGGTGAGTACACGGTCATCCACAACGACAACGAGGCGGTCAAGCAGTTCATGGCCCGGGACCCTCTACTCGGAGGGTTCAACAACAAGCACTACGATAACCACATTCTCAAGGCGGTCCTTTGTGACGCTGACCCTCGGCAGGTGAAGGAGATCAACGATTTCATCATCTTAGAGGGGCACAACGGCTGGGAAAATGAGTTCCTTTCTCAGTATCGGGTCTACTTCGACTCGTTTGACCTGATGGATGACTGTCTGGTAGGTCTGTCACTGAAAGCCATCGAAGCTCATCTGGGTATCCCCATCGAAGAGAGCGAAGTGGACTTCGACATAGACCGGTCTCTGACGGAAGAGGAACTGGCCTCAACCATATTCTATTGCAAATACGATGTAGACGCAACTGAACTGTTGTTCCGTCTGCGGAAGATCTATCTGCAAAATAAGATGAAGCTGGGGCGTGAGTGCGGCCTGAGTACTTCGAGGGCGCTCTATATGACCAACGCAAAGCTGACTGCTGCCTATCTGAAAGCGGAGCAACGGCCTCACGGTGACGAGCGTGAATATCAGTACCCGAAGCAGTTGCTCCGACAGTACATCCCAGATGAGGTCTTCCATTTCTTCGATAGGCTCCAAGACCTGAGTATCCCGGATGAAGAGGTCTTTTCGGAAAGCCTCGACATCATGGTAGGCGAGTGCCCATGCACCATCGCCTACGGTGGTATCCATGGTGCAATCCCTTGTTATTCCGAGGAGACATCTGAGGATAGGACCATCCGCAATAAGGATGTAGCCAGTTACTACCCGCACCTCATGACACTCATGGGCTATTGCAGCCGGAACATTCCTTCCCCGGAAGTGTATGCTGAGACCATCGAACGGCGTGTTGCTGCCAAGAAGGCTCATGACGGTGAGACAGCAGACGCACTCAAGCTGGTACTCAATACCACCTACGGTGCAATGCTCAATCAGTACAACGACCTGTATGACCCGTTGATGGGCCGGTCCGTGTGTATTTCTGGACAGCTATTCCTCTTGGAACTGGCTGAACATCTCATCTTGGAATGTCCAACGCTCAAGGTCATCCAGCTAAACACGGACGGTATCATGGTCAGTCTGGACTATACGGACGAACCAAAGTATCAGGAGATCACGGAAGAATGGCAAGTCCGTACTGGCTTCGAGCTGGAGGAGGATTTCATTCGGAAAATCGTTCAGAAGGATGTCAACAATTATGTCGAGGTCCCGATGAAGGGTGATCCGAAAATCAAGGGCGGTCTGCTGGTCAGAGGTGTTCTCACCAACACCAAGTTCGAGCTTTCCAAGTTCGGCCTGAGAGACTGGCCCCAGCTCAAGGGCGGAGCGTTCAAGATCAATAACAACGCCAACATCGTGGCAAAGGCCATCGTGGACCGGCTGGCCTACGGAACACCTGTGGAGCAGACCATCAACGACTGCAATGAAATCTTCGAGTTCCAGATGATTGCCAAGGCTGGAGGTAAATACAGCCATTCCTTCCATCTGGTCAACGGAGAGCAGGTCCCCGTTCAAAAGGTAAACCGTGTCTACGCAGCACCGTTCAGTGTGGAGCATGGATGTCCGTATGGGACACTCTACAAGACCCATGCGATGAAGGGCAGTACCTCTAAGATCAGTGGTCTCCCGGAGCATTGCATTGTAGACAACAATAACCAGCTCACCATCGAAGCGGTGGACAAAACATGGTACATCCGGCTGGCCCGGAAGTATGTAAATGATTTCCTTGGCCGTAAGGGCCTCAAGAGAAATACCCGGAGGGTCAACTCCCTCAAGAAGAAATGTCTCACACTATTGTAAAGGAGAAATCACAATGGCAACGAAAAAGACTGACGCACCTACCATCGACATCGCTTCTCTGAATGTATGGCAGAGATTGATGATGGCCCGGATCGAGTTCCTGTCTGGAGGAGCAAAGAAGTCCGGTAAGAACCTCCACGCCGAGTTCACCTACTTCGAGCTGGTGGACATCGTTCCCCAAGCCGAGGCCATCTTCGCAAAGTATGGTCTGCTGATGATCCCCAATCTGAGCAACGAGCTTGCTGTGGCCAGTGTGTATAACACTGACAAGCCCGAGGAACGCATTGAGTTCTCCATTCCTGTCCAGCTCATCTCCGAACCCGCCAAGTTCCGTATGAATGAGGTGCAGGGTGTGGGTGCTGCTGTCACCTACTACCGCCGGTATCTCTACATGCTGGTTCTGGACTTGGTTGAGGCTGACGCTTTTGACGCTATGTCTGGTGCTACCCCCACCGATAACGATACTCCCGCCCCGGCTCCGAAGCGTTCCGCAAAGCCTCTTAGCACCTCCGACCGTCAGAAAATCAAGGAAGAGCTGACTGACGATGAGGCCATGGCCAGTAACGAGCAGACGGAGACGCTGAAAGCCCTGCTGAAAAACCTGCTGGAGATGGACCCCGAACAGGAGAGCTTTGTGCAGGAGATCGCCATGCGGACCAATTCCTTCGAGGATCTGAAAGCTACCGCATGTGACGCTTTGATCGACAATGTGAAGGGCATGATTGAGGCTTACTCCAGCGGTGATGAGGAGGAATAATTATGCAGTGGAATGAGAATAACACCATCCAAGTAACCCCTCCTCGCAAGCCTAAGAAGCTGACAGGAACCCGTTTCGCCTCTGTGCTGGGTCTGAATAGATGGTCTACCCCTTTTGAGATCTGGTGCGCTTGCACTCGGACCTACGAGGCTCCTTTCGAGGATACCATCTACACCAAGGCCGGTAAGGCCATTGAACCGAAACAGGCGGAGTACATGAAGAGTGCGTACTTCATGAGCAACCTCATCACTCCGACCGATGTGTACGGGCCTGAGTATTTCCACAAGACTTGGGGAGATTTCTTCCACTCTGAGAAGATCTTCGGCGGCATGTGGGACTACCTGCTGGTAGACAAGGAGAACAGACCTACCACCGTTCTGGAAATGAAGACCACTCAGCGGGCAGAAGACTGGAAGGATGACATTCCTGAGTATTATGCCCTCCAAGCTGCGCTCTATGCCTATCTGCTGGGTGTAGATAAGGTCATCATGGTGGCCTCCTTCCTTTCCCCGGAAGATTACGCCGATCCCGAGAAGTTCGAGTGCAACGGTAAGAACACCATCACCCGGCCTTTCCGTCTCTCTGAACGGTATCCTGACTTCGAGGAGAAGTACATCAAACCGGCTATCAAGTGGTGGCAGGACCATGTGGAGACTGGTATCTCTCCCGTCTACAACGAGAAGGCTGACGCCGAGATCCTTGCGGCCCTGCGGACTAACAATGTCACGCCCGATACGGACATCGACACGCTAGTCAAAGAGGCCGAGGAGCTGAAAGCCAAGCTGGACGCTCACGCTGCGGAAGTGGCCGCAGACGAAAAGCGGTATAAACTTCTGGTGGACAACATCAAGAAGCTGGCCGTTTCTCAGTTCCGGGACGGTGACAAGAAGGTATCCATTGTTGGCTCTTCCTACGCTTGGGAAGTCAGCAAAAGCTCCAAGACCACCATTGACAAAGAGGCCATGAAAGCTGACGGTGTTCTGGAGAAGTATTCCAGCACCGAAGACAGCTATCGCATTGTGCCGAAAGAAATCAAAAAGGATCAGTAAGGAGGTCCATCATGAAATTCAAGAAGTTTATGAAATCCCTCGATGGGGACGGCGTTATCCAGATCAACGGCGAGGACAAGTACCTTGCCTCTACCTCAGTCGTGATGAAAATTCCTGACAACATCACCGGCGTTCTGGCTGAGCTGATGACGGTCATGCCTATTCCCATTGTCGATATTATCAACAAGGCCGATGGCAGTGACCCGTGTTACCTCATCAAGGCTGTCATGCCTCATGGGGATAGCCCCATCAAAGAGTGTATCCGGGTTTTCTACACGGAGAACGGTAATGTCAAGCTCCCTATCAGCAACGATGACTACACTCTGATCGAGCGTGGCGATGTTGTTGAGATGATCGTGGAGTACGATGAGGACGATGAGGAGTTCGCTCCCGTGGCTCTGGCAATCAAGCGTTCCTATCCGGGTCAGCCTGACGAGCTGGTAGGTATCATTTTCCCCGTGCCCGAGTTCGTTGGTGTAGTCTAAACAAAACAAGGAGGATTATAAATTATGGCTAAAATTGCACTTTCTGATGGGTTCTCTCTGCTGCCCGAGGGCGAACAGGTCCTCAAAATCACAGATGTCAAGTACAAAGAGGCGTTCGGCAAAATGGAGATCTACATGGAGAACGCTTCTGGTGTCAAACACATTGAGCGGTTCTCCCTCCTTAAGTCCGATGGTTCCTCCAATGACGGCGCTATCGCTGCGTTCTCCTACTTGGCCAAGTGTGCCTTGGATGACTACTCTCTGACGGAGATTGACCACAAGGACCTCATCGGCCACTTCTTCAAGACCACCGTTGAGCATGACCGTGTAGAGTCCAACAAGAAGCCCGGGTCCTATGTGACCTTCGCTCGTCTCGGTGATAAGGAACCCAGCAGCGGCTTTGAGGCTAAGACCTCTGCAAAGCCCTCTGGAAGCCCTAAGAAGCCCTCCAATGTTGACCTGAGTAAGTTGCTGGGATAACCCCGGAAAAGCTCACAGAGAGGGTCAGGGGCCGTCTCTGGCCCTCTCCTATGGTTTCCTGCTATCATTCGCTAAGAAAGGATATTGGAGAATGACGAAAATCGAAAAACATCTTGAGATCTGCATGGAGATCAACAAGCTGTATGCCCGGAAGAACCATGACTATGGAGACTCGTTCCACCAGACCTTTGTGGAGGAAGGGCTTGCCATGAGCCGTATCCGCCTCGGAGATAAGTTCAGCCGGTTCAAGACTCTTTCTCGGGGAGCGGACCAGAAGGTGAACGATGAGTCGATCCGGGACACCCTGATTGATCTGGCCAACTACGCAATTATGACTGTTCTGGAGATGGAGGTGGAGAACGATGACCGGGAATGAATATCAACGCCACGCTCTTCGCACCGCAAGTGGCATGAACTATGAGAACCACGGTATGCTCATGAACGGGGCCTTGGGTCTCTGTGGTGAGGCTGGTGAAGTAGCTGACCTCGTGAAGAAGGCAACCTTCCAAGGGCATGAGCTGGACACCGACCACATTGCCGAAGAGCTTGGAGATGTAGCGTGGTATCTCGCTATCGCTTCTCACGCCATTGGCTGTGACTTGGATGAGGTTCTGGCTCGGAATGTTGAGAAGCTGAAAAAGCGGTATCCTGATGGTTTCGAGGCCGACCGCAGTGTGCATAGGGAGGCGTATGAGAATGACTGACTGTTTCTCCAAGTCCGAAGTAACGGACTTTCTGAACTACATGAAGCTCCCGGATGGGACCCCTCTGGTTCCGGCAAGCATGGTTGACTATCTGGTGTCGAACGGTTTCTTCGTGGCTCCGGCCTCTACCAAGTATCACGGCAATTACGAAGGTGGCCTCTACTCACATTGCTTCGTTGTAACGGAAACCCTGATCCAGCTCACGGAGGACAACAAACTGATCTGGGAACATCCACGGTCTCCTTACATTGTAGGTATGTTCCATGACCTCTGCAAAATCGACCAGTACCGTCATCCGCTTCGTACAGACATCTCCATGGACGGTAGTCCCATCAGGGACACTTCCTCGTGGGAATATGTACCCGATACTCTCTTGAAGGGCCATGGCGATAAGTCGGTCATGCTGCTGTCACAGTTTTACAGCTTAACCATGGAAGAGATTGCCTGTATCCGCTATCACATGGGAGCGTTTACGGATAAGTCCGAGTGGAACGATTACACCCGAGCTGTCAAAGCATATCCCAATGTCCTGTGGACCCATCAGGCCGATATGCTGGCCAGTCATGTGAAAGGAGTTTGAATATGAAAATCATCAAGCCGTATCACGAGATCATCACTCCGCTCAACGGGAAAGCGGTTCTCCAGCGCATTGAAGAATGTGGCCGTGTCTGCTACAAGTCCGAGGGAAAGATCACCGAGGATAGCTGCTACTCCTTCGTCAGAGGCATTGTCCGGCGTGGCCATGAGGCCGTTCTGGAACACGCTGCCCTCACTGTTCGCTTTGTGTGTGACCGTGGTGTGAGCCATGAAATCGTTCGTCACCGCATGGCCTCTTACTGTCAGGAGTCCACTCGCTACTGCAACTATATCAAGGATGACTTCGGCTCCGAGATCACGGTTATCCAGCCCTCCTATCTGGAGGAAGGAACCAGAGCCTTTGCGAGCTGGAGAGGGGCATGTGAGACCGCTGAGAGGTCCTATTTCACTCTGCTGGATTGGGGCTGTACTCCGCAGGAGGCTCGTGCCGTCCTACCTAACAGCCTCAAGACCGAAGTCATCATGACGGCCAACATCCGGGAGTGGCGGCACTTCTTCAAGCTCCGTAGTGCCAAGGCAGCTCATCCTCAGATGAGAGAACTGGTTATCCCTCTGCTGCTGGAACTCAAAGCCAACATTCCCATCGTCTTCGATGACATCCCTGTCGCATGAACCGGCAAGAGAGACGCCGCTTGGAGCGGCAGGGCAAGGCCCCGGCGAAAGAGCCTGTCATCAACATGAAGCAGTCCGACATCCAGACCATGAAGAACAACGCAACCCACACGGCCATTGATACCGCTTTCCTGCTTATGCTGGGGTTTCCGGTTATGGCCATGCGTGACAACATGGGCTGGGGACCTGTTCGACTGGAAAGACTGGTCGATTGGATTCTGGACTACTATGACAGCTTTGAGAAAGGATACATCACCCTCGATGATGTGCATGACACTCTGCGAGAGGAAACCGGCATAACAATCCAGAAGAAAGGAAAGAAGTGACATGAAACTGTTGGCAAAAGACGGTCAGGTACGCTATGTGTGCAGAGCCGGAAAGGATCTGGTCACAGCTACCATGCCGCAGGAAGTAGCTGAGAAGTTTGTCTCCAGCCGTACAAGCGTGATGACCACGGATCTTCCTGACTATCCGCTGCTGGTGGATGGCAAGTGGTACTTCCCTATTGTTCCTGAGAAGACCACAAGAAAGAGATCCAGAAAGGAGTAAGCCCATGCGGTACGATAGTCTCCCATCCGAATTGACAGACATTCCCCAATGGGTATGTGTCTGGAATAGTTCCAAGATACCAATGCAATCGGCCAGCCGTCTTGCGGCTTCGTCATCTGAACCTTCTACTTGGTCCGACTTTGCTACCGCAAAACAAGCAGTTTCATCCGGCAAATATGACCATGTTGGCTTTGTGTTCAATAACAACGGCATTGTCGGTATCGACATCGACCGTGGGTTCGATCAGAACGGATTTCTCTCCAAGCTGAGTATCGACATCATGTCGCATTGCCGGTCCTACACGGAGAAGAGCCGTAGCGGTCGGGGTATCCATGTCCTTCTCAAAGGAAAGCTCCCCTTCCGTGGTCGAAACAATGGGTCGGGTGTGGAGATTTATCAGAGTGGACGGTATTTCATCATGACCGGCGAGACACTGGTGTTTCCTGAGATCATCGAAAATCAGGAGGCCATTGATTACATCGTCCAGACCTATTTCCCGGAAACGGTCTCGAACATGACAGACCGTCCACTCAACCGCATTTACTCCCCTGTCTATCTACCTCCGCAAGACGGAAAGGTGTTTCTCAGACCTGATTACCCTCCTATCGTGGACGGCTCCAGAAACAACTCTCTGGCCTCTCTGGCAGGTCAGCTCCACACTCTCGGGTATCAGAAAGAGGACATCTACAAGGAAATCTGCTATGCCAATCAGACGGCGTGTCACCCTCCGCTGCCGGACAGGGAGATCATGGCCATCGTGAACAGTATCACCAGATACAGGAGGTAACACATGAACGAACCCAATATGGACTTCGGTCTGATGAAAGAAATCGGCTCCATGATCGACACGATGAACGGGAAAAACAGACCGCTCAACCGTGATAGAGAGCCGAAAGACCATATCGCCAAGAAGAAAAACGCCCGGAAACTGGCCAAGGCCAGCAGACGGAGAAATCGGAGGTGACGAAATTGAGCGAGAAACCATTGGAAGAGTCCAGCCTGTTCCAGCTCAAGAACGGACAATATTTACTCGACCCCAACCAGTCCAAGGTATTCTCCACCATCATGGCGGAACATCCGCACAACAACCCGGACTACCGCTGGGATGAGATTGCTATGGCGGATCTGTTTGCAAAGTGTTATGCGGACAACATCGTGTACTGCCCAGAGGCAAAACAGTGGTACTCCTATGACGGCACAGTCTGGGAGAGAGATACTGGAGGCATTGTTGCCAGCGAAAACTTGAAAGAGTTCACCCGCCTCATGCAGCTCTATTGCAATGAGATCCCGGAGGATGACGGCAGTGAAAAGGAATACAGGAAGTTTGTCTCTAAGCTGGGAGACCGCCGGGTCCGTGACCGTATTCTCAAAGACGCACAGGGAGAGGCCAGAGTGAGCATATCCAAATTTGACGCCAACCCCTACTACATCAACTGTCTCAACGGGACCTATGATCTGAGAGCTGGGCAGTTCCACACTCACCGTCCCGAGGATTACCTCACGATGAAGACAGACTGCATGTTCCCCGTGGAGACTATGGTCTTCGACTCCAGCAGATGGGAGCAATTCATTGACGAGATCACTTGCGGAGACGCAGATGTGGCAGGATACCTCCAGCGCAGTCTCGGGTACTCTCTGGTCGGCATGGCCAACGAAGAGTGTATGTTCATCGCCTATGGCAAGACCACCCGTAACGGTAAGGGTACGCTGCTGAACACCATCCACACCATCCTCGGAGACTACGCCAAAACCATCGGCGTGGACTTTATCTGCCAAGGCCGTGGCGGTCGATCCTACTCACAGGCCAATCCCATGGTGTGTGCGCTCAAGGGAGCGAGGTTCCTAACTATGAGCGAGTCCGATGACGCTGGCCGTCTGGATGAGGCCGTCATCAAGAACTACACCGGCGGAGATCCCATCAGTACCCGGCAGCTCTACGGCGAGGCGTTCAGCTTTACGCCACAATTCAAGATGTGGCTGTCCTGCAACACTCTCCCTATCGTCAACGACAGTTCCCTGTTCAGCTCTGACCGAGTAAAAGTCATTGAGTTCAACCGTCACTTCGGTGAGGATGAGCGGGATGTCAAGCTCAAGGAGAAATTCTTGGAGCCATCCGCCCGGACCGGTATCTTCAAGTGGCTGTTGGACGGGTACGAAGCCTATAAGGAAATGGGCCTGAGAGAACCCGAGTCCGTAAAGAACTCAGTCAGGACCTACGAACAGAAAAGTGATCGTGTTGGGCTGTTCGTGGATGAGATGTGTGTTATCGACAAGGACAGCAAGGTCAGCCGGAGTGAACTCTATTCCGCCTACAAATCATGGTGTCGCACCAACGGTGTCAACGCTAAGAGCGCCCAGAAGTTCTATGAGGCTATGGAGAAACACGCTCCGCAAAAGATCATTCACGGTGTACGCCTCTTTGATGGTCTCAAGCTGGCCAATGTTTCCAATGTCGTTATCAAATGAGGAGGTATTTTGGCAATGAAATACAGTGAGGTTGAGATTATGTTCAAGAACGGCAAGAGTCTGACCGTAACCTGTGAGAAATGTACCGTGAAAACCCAGAACGGTACACTTACTGGGTATCAGATTACGAACATACAGGACAACCGTCCTCTGTTCATCAATCTGGAAGAGATCGTTGCCTTTGTCGAAAAGCTCAAGAAAGCCCATGAGTGAATATGTTCTTTCACTCAGTTACGGGAAGGATAGCACCGCCTGTCTCGGAGCAATCAAAGAGCTTGGGTGGCCTCTCCATCGGATCATCACTGCGGATGTATGGGCAACCGACACAATCCCTGCTGATCCTCCTCCTATGGTAGAGTTCAAGGCCAAGCTGGACGCCTACATTCTTGAAGAGTTCGGCATACAGGTAGAACATCTCTGTGCTATGAGGAACGGAGAAAAGCTGACCTATGAAAAGCTATTCTACCACATTCCGAAGAGAAAGCCCGGAGGAAAATTCTCCAGTAATTCTCCAGCCGGGTTCCCATATCAGAAGGGTGCATGGTGCAATGATCGTTTGAAGACAAATGCACTCGACTCCATATCTAATATGGGGGGGTACGATGGATTTCAACGCCATGGGAAAGGGTGCGGAGCAACCAGTATGCTCAAACGAGCAGCCCTGCGGGTTCCCTTACACAGTCGGATCATGGTGCAAGAAACTCAAGGACGGGACATATCCTCGGCTTCCCGATCCTCAAGGGCAACTGGTGTACCAGCGACCTCAAACGCCGGGTTTTCCGGTAGCTCCCTTGCACAAGGAGCGAAGACAAATATTGTGCAGTACCTTGGGATTGCAGCGGATGAGCCAGAACGGATTGAACGGCACACTAAGCCCGGGTTCCTACTCCCTCTTGTGGAGATTGGATGGGACGAGGCGTATTGCCGTCAGTGGTGCGAAGAAAGAGGTCTCCTGTCCCCTATCTACACCACAGCAACGAGGGGGGGGGTGCTGGTTTTGCCACAATCAAGGCGTAGACCAGCTTCGTCTTCTGCGAAAGACCTACCCGGAATACTGGGAATTGCTGATGAAGTGGGACTTGGACTCTCCCACTACCTTCAAGGCAGATGGGCACACCGTCCACGACTATGACCTTCGGTTTCACGCCGAGGATCTTGGAATGGTTCCCACTGACCGGAAATTTCGATGGAAAATGCTGACCTCCAAGGTACAGGCCGCATGTGTGGTCGATGACCGAAAGAAAACAATCTTCGACATATTGGAAAGGAGCAAACATCATGAATGAACTCAAGCGTGGGGATGTCTACATGATCCCCGGGGAATATGAGCAGGGCAGTCACATCCTCAGTGGCTCTCGTCCGTTCATCGTAGTACAGAACAATGTCGGGAACCTCAATTCCTCCCTGACTATCGTGGTTCCCCTGACTACCAAGATCCGGCGTCTGGACATCCCTACTCATGTTCCTATGATCTGGAGCGGTCTCCGTGGCAGCATGGCTATGTGCGAGCAGGTCCGCACCGTGGACATTGACCTTGATGAGTGGGAGTACATCTGCCACCTGCCGGACGAGATCATGGAGCATGTGGACAACGCCATCCGGGCCGCTTTCTTCTTCGAGAAGGAGGACATGGACGATGAAGAGGAATAAGCCGCCCATGCCCATCTATCCCTGCAAGTTCCCGGAGGCAAACAGGAATTTGACCAAGCCTGACAACATGACTGACGAGGAGTGCGGGAGTTTGTGGGTATATACGGACGGTAATCAGTGTGTTTCCTGCTGGCAACTCACTTGGAGACAGAGGCTCCGGCTCCTCTTTTCCGGGAAAATCTGGCTCGGTGTTCTCTCCGGCTACACTCAGCCTCCAGTCTGGCTCACCTGTGCAGATACTGTCTTTGCGAAAGGTGGTGACTGATGTGGAGATCAAGCCCTACTACGAAGCCATTGAAGGCTTCATGCGTGAGCTGTCTTCGCTGGATGTCTCTTCGCTCTGCATGGTGGCCCTCACCCGGGACCCGGATGTGTATGATGTAGTCTCCTGCTTTGGAGCAGGCCCACACGAGATCGCTGCCTGTGCTGGTATCCTTCAAATGCACGCTGCCTACAAATACGGGGAGGTCAATCGTCCAAATGAAGAATGTGAATGACCGTATCCACGCCTTGGCCAGACGGATAGACACAGACACCAGCTTGCATGCCCGGGATACATCCCGACTCCTGCTTCTGGGAGACAGTTTCTTTCTCAGACAGGTCCAGCGTAAGGCAACCACCCTCGGTATCAGCGCAGACATCACCAGTCGGATCGACCGTCCCTATCAGGCCGCAGTGGTGGACATGGAGACCGCACAGGGAAACATCAAGCTCCCTGCGTGTGCTGACATCGACTGCTGCAACCGCCCGGGCCTGTCAGCGGTGGCCGAGGCCGTCCTGATCCTGCTGGAGGACCAGAACCTCATCGCTGGGAAGGAAATCACGATCATAGGCCGTGGTCACGCCACACAAGGTCTGGCTGACATCCTCCTCCGCAGAGACACCACGGTAACGGTGGGACACAGCAAGTCACCGAACATTCTCAAGCTCACGGACAGGCAGGATGTGGTGATCTACGCCACGCCTGTGCTGGAGCAGGATGTATGGCATAATACGAAAGGCATGGTCATCGACTTGGGTGGGGTTATCTCTGACCCGCTCCAGTTTGAATGTGCCTATGTTTCAAAGATTGGAGATCTGACTACCAGTGTGCTGCTGAATAGGTTTGTGCATTGGAAATAGAGATATATCTTTACGGATACACGAAAAGGTGTAACAGGGTGCAGAGTAGGGTGCAGAATTTTAGTCTTTACGCTTTTTGTTCTTAGGAGAGTAGTTCTTATAGAGGAAAAGTAAAGGTGCATAATTTTCTGCACCCTCTGCACCCACAATAGCACGGAAGGAGGTCACAATGCAACGTTTGACCGCTTTACATGCTGCCGGATATACGGTGGTGGACTTGTATGAGAGAGTCAACAGGAAATATGCGATAGACTACCAGAAGGTAGCGAAGTATTGCAGATGTTTCGACAGAGGTACTTTCAAGAAAGAGGTCTGGGAGCGTATTGATGAGTGCCTGAGAGAAATGGAGGTAAATTGGTAATGGCAGAAGAGAAGAATTTGACCAAGGAGAAGAAGCATAGAAACCGGCCTGACTTGAAGAACTTCGGGCAGGAGATGGTTAAGCCGGGTGACAATACCCGGTATCTGCGGCATGCACTGGCGTGTTGGGATCTGCCTCCTCTGGATCTGGATGATGATGAGGCTGTGGCTGGGAGAGTTCGGTGGTACTTTGAGCATTGTGCTGATGATGATATGAAGCCTACTGTGACAGGTCTTGCTAATGCGCTTGGTGTGCGTAGACAGACTTTGCTTAGATGGGCTAACGGTGACAGGAGAGGTGAAAATTCTGACCGTGGTACTCTCATAAAAAGAGCGTATGAGGCTCTGGCGGAATTGTGGGAGGATTATATGCTGAACGGCAAGGTCAATCCTGTTTCCGGGATCTTCCTCGGGAAGAACCATTTCGGTTATACGGATAAGCAGGAAGTGACCCTTAGACCCGGCCAGATGGAGGAGGCTCCGCCTACTCCTGCGGAGCTGGAGGAGAAGTATGCGGACATCATCGTGGATGAGGTCACGCAGTCTGATCCGTGAAAATTTCGACCAGACAGTAAAATTTCGACCAGACAGTAAAATTTCGACCAAGCGGAAATTTTGACCGCAAGGCAAAATTTTGACCAGAGGAAAAATTTGACCACCTCGGCGGAGATGTTCGCCGGGGTGGTCTTCTCTCTGTCTGGCTGGGTAGCTGCTGGGGCTGGGTGATCCCCTCGGACGCAGGGCATAAAAGAAGCCCCGGAGCATAGGCCCCGAGGCATAAAAGAAGACCCGCCACGCTGGGCGGGTCTGTGATCTCGTTTAGTAGCGGCGTCTTCTGCCTCGTTTCCAACTGGCCCCGGCTGCTTTCCATACGATCAAGAAAGGAAAGAATATCACGCAATCACCCCCAGTTGAAAGAGGCGGTGCAGGTGGTAGCGGAGACGGGAGCGAGGGCACCAGATCGCAAGCGTTCCGGCGCTGTCTCTATACCAGATCGTTCCGCCGTCATCAATCAATAGCGGGTTAGGGCTGTTTTCTACTGGGTAGGTGTGCCAGCTTTCCGGCGTGGTTCCGTCCCACGGTCTAAGGTTCTCTTTCATCTCGTGACCTCCTCAAAATGTCGGTGAGTCGTACAAGTACGATCCATTTCGCTTATAGGCTTCGTTCCAAGCCGTTACCAGCTCGGCGGCTGCTTTCTTGCTCTGGCAGATGTTAGCGGCCCGTAGTCCGCCGATACGGCCAGATAGTAACCTTTCACGGTCTTTCTCCTTTCCCTGTCATCATCAGGACCCCGGCGGGACCCGGGGCCGACCCCGCATGGCTGCGGGGTTTCGACTTGTAGGAGGGTGGCTTAGTCTTCGATCTCGTCCAGTTCATCGAAGAGGGCGGACAAGTCCGGGTCTTCGTCGATGCTACCGATATACAAGCGGCACTCGCTCATAGCTTCAACGGCGTAGTGGTCCAGCTTGTCGGAGTAGTCTTTGTAATCGCTGGAAACGAGGTTTCCGTAGCCGTTGTAATAGAAATAATCACGGTTCGGATTGAAAGGGCCGTAAATCTTATTGCCGCTGCTGTCATTGCTCCAAGTATCGGCATCGTGGCCATAAAAAGCTCGGTAAAGCAGCTCCATGTGGGGCTGATCTAAATATAACTGGTCCAGTTCCTCCATCTCGAAATAGCGGTCATCGCCTAAGTATCCGTTGTAGCTGTCCAGCTCCTCCATGCAAGCGATGAAAGCGGCTTCGTTCTCCTCGAAATAGTTGATGATCTCATCGATGACGGTTTCCTTAGTTCTGGTGTTCATGTTATACCCCTTTCTTTCTTCGGGGCGGTCTGGTATAATACCAGTGTCCGCCGGTTATAGGTTCGTTCTGGTGGGTCTGGCCTCGGGTGGCGTTGCCTCGCTGCCCGGGGCTTTCTTTGTGCGTCCGGCCCGTGTAGCCCATCACTGGGGCCGGATCTCTCTTTAAGGGCTTGTGCCTGTCTCGTTTCCACCCGGCACCCCGGCTTGCAGTTTATACGGGTTCAGTTCCCGTTAAACACCTTTTAGTGTTTACAAGTATATTATACACTATTTAGTGTTTATGTCAATAGGTATAGCGCCATTATTTACACCTTTTAGTGTTTACTTTTAGTAGTGCCATATCTCAAGAGAAACGACACACTCACCCAGCAGCAGGAGCGGCCCCGGGTAGGGTCTGGGGATCGGCCCCGGGTAGGGGTGGGGCCTTCTCCCTCGGTGCGGGCTGGGGTGCGTGGTCGTTCGTTTCTGTTTTTCTTTCGTTTCGTTCTGCTTTCCTCGCCGTGGCCGTTGCTGATCTGCTGGCCAGAACCAGAGCCGGAGACCCGGCCCCGTGGGGGATATGAGGTCCAGCGAGAGGCCCGGGTGAGTGGCCCGAGTTCTCCAGAAAAATAAAAAGTCTCTATTTTACACCATTTAGTGTTGACATCTTTTCGTGTATATGCTATTATCATCTCAGAGGTGATAACCGTGAAAGCAAAGGACATCGTTAAGGAACTCATGAAAATGCGAGGGCATACGAACCAGAGCCTCGCTGATAAACTGAATTATCCTCACGCTTCTGGTATATCTCAGAGGCTCAGAGGCGAAGGTGACATGAGCGTGTCCACCCTCTTGAAATTCTTGGAGGCTATGGACTGTGAACTGGTCATCAAAAGCACCCTGTCTGATAAATCGGTGTGGGTGGTTGATAGCGGAGAAGAGCCGTCTAAGCAGAAAACAAAGCCCATTGATTTGGACTCCATCCTTCCTCCCAAGACCTGAATTGAGGTGTGAGCTATGAGATACGGATATGGTCGAGTCAGTTCCCGTGGCCAACGGCTCTATGGCTGTTCGCTGAAAGAGCAGAAGGAGCAACTGCTGGCCCAAGGTATCTCGGAAGAGAACATCTATCTGGATGACTACACTGGAACCAAGATGAGCCGTCCGCAGTTCGATGAGCTGTGTTCACGACTCCAGCCCGGAGACGAGCTGGTGGTGTCCAAGCTGGACCGTCTGGCCAGAACCTCGCTGGAGGGGCCAAAGCTGGTTCGTGAGTTTGTGGATAAGGGTATTCGGGTCAACATCCTAAACATGGGTGTGGCCGACAATACACCGATGGGCAAGGTTCTCATCACAGTCATGTTTGCTTTCGCTGAGTTCGAGCGGGACATGATCCTCGAACGGACAGCCAACGGCAAGGCGTACAAGCGTGAGCATGATCCTGAGTGGACCGAGGGTCGGAAGAAGAAACCAACTGAGACCTTTGTGGATGTTCGTAATCGGCAGCTGGCCGGAGAACTGTCAGTGGATGACGCCTGTGGATTGTTGAACATCAGCCGGAGGACCTACTATCGAAGAGCGAAGGAGTGTTCGACATGAGGAAGCTCAAGAAGCATACTGAGCTGAGAGAACCGGGGATCAGGTGGTTCGTATGGGCGTTTCTTGTGGCCTTGCTGGTCTGGTTCTTCTGGGATATGCCTAACGATGAGTTCAGTCATACTCGCTCGGTGTGGATGGTCATTATCGCTCTTGGTCCCGGCCTGATTGGTGGACTCCTGTGTTACCAGCCTATTTACAAGCGAAAGAAGAAAGCAAGAGATGAGGCCGTTGCAGGTGCGATTGCTGATGGGAAGATCCCTGTGTGCGAGTGCAAAGCCAGACATCTGGCCGGTCTACCTATCCCGAAAGGAGTTCCGTGTGAAGCAACAGTATACGGTCCGAGACTGGAGCTGCGTGCCGGAGGTCAGAACTATGTGATCCCTATGGAGCGGGTTATCAATGCACAGGAGTATGCTGATACAGAGATGAGGCAATATCTGGATAGCAATTTCAGCAGTACCCTGTTTGGAGGTCTGGCGTTTGGTGAGGTCGGAGCCATCATAGGGGCTATGCCTAAGACCAAGTATCGTCCGGCGGTATCCAAGTGGAATGTTGTGGTAAACTTCATCACAAAGGACGGTGTTCCCCAAGCCGTTGTGCTTACGAAGACATACTCTTTGGGATCTCTGGCAAAGGCGGTAAACCAATATGCCAGATGTACCGTACAGTGTGGGGAGAACGGTAAAATTGAACTATGATCCGGCTCAGAGGAGACGGAAGACCCAAAGGGGCCACGGTGCAGACCGTGGTCTCTTTCGTTTATAGCGCAGGAAGGATGTGAGATCATGCAGGAGAAAGAGCTTGCTGCAAGAATTAGTATGTTTCTGGAAAGGGATGTGTGTGATCGAGGGGCTATGGAGGACCTGTTGGCCCTTTGCCTTGGTGCGGAGGACACGCAGTTCGCACATCAGCTCAATAAAGAGGTCCGCCGATATAATACACTGGCCCTGAGAGAAGATCCGAGAGGAAATCCGTGGCTGTATGAGCTACGAAAGAAATCTCTTCTCTTTGACGCACCTGTTGAGTTCGAGGCGTATCTCCAGTATGTCGAATGGGACCGGGAGCCGAAGAAGCGGTTTTACATGCCGAGACGGAAGGTCCTACTACCAGTCGTGCATACGCTCCAAGACCTGATGGATGATAAACTGGACTTGGTAACGATCTCCATGCCTCCCGGTACAGGCAAGAGTACGCTCGGTATCTTCCTTCTGTCGTGGATCATGGGACGCTGGCCTGACTCCCCCAATCTGGCTTCGGCACACTCTGGTCTGTTGACCCGTTCGTTCTATGACGGAGTGAGCCAGATCATTCAAGACCCAGAATATCTCTGGAAGGATGTGTTCCCGAACGCTCCGTTCCATTCCACCAACGCCAAAGAGGAAACTATTGATCTGGTGAAGCCACATCGGTTCTCTACGCTGACCTGTCGTGCCATAGGGGCCAGTCTTACTGGCGCTACTCGCTGCGAGAAGCTGCTATACGCCGATGACTTGGTGAGTGGTATCGAAGAGGCCATGAACCGAGAACGACTGGACAAGCTGTGGCTTTCCTATACCAACGACCTCAAGTCCCGTAAGAAGGACGGAGCGAAGGAGCTGCACATCGCTACTCGCTGGAGTGTGCATGATCCAATCGGTCGGCTGGAGCAGGAATACGGTGACAGTGATCGAGCAAGGTTTATTGTCCTCCCTGCTCTGGATGAGAACGGAGAAAGCAACTTCAACTACGCATACGGCGTGGGGTTCAGCAAGGAATACTTCGAGGACATGATGAAGAACTTGGATGACGCCTCCTTCCGTGCGCTCTTCATGAACCAACCTATTGAGCGTGAGGGGCTGCTGTACTCTGAGACAGAGCTGCGTAGATACTTCGAGCTGCCGGAAGGTGAGCCTGACGCAATCATCTCGATCTGCGACACAAAGGACAAAGGAACCGACTATGGTTTCCTACCTGTGGCGTATCAGTATGGGCAGGACTACTACATCGAAGACTGCGTGTGTGATAATAGCGCACCCGGAGTGGTCGAAAGCCGGTTCGTATCCGTTCTGTTGAAGAACAAGGTCCAACTGTCTCGGTTTGAGAGTAACAGTGCTGGAGGCAAGGTGGCCGAGAAGGTCCAGAAAGAACTCAAGGAAAAAGGTGGCCGGACACACATCACCACAAAGTACACGACATCCAACAAAGAGACAAAGATCATCGTAAATTCGCCATGGGTGAAGGAACATTGTCTCTTCAAGGACGATACGATGTATCATCGGAACAGCGACTATGGTCGGATGATGTGGTTCCTCACCTCGTACTCCATGATGGGTAAAAATAAGCATGACGATGTGCCTGATGGTCTGGCCATGCTGGCGGAGTACGCACAGAGCTTCGAGGGTGCAAAAGTCACGGTGTTCCGGCGTCCGGTCTAAGTTCTCCAATGCTTATTTTGTGTTGACAACCATTGGAATACATGGTACTATTGTATGTGGATAAACAGGTCTATTTGTGGAGGTGAATGGTTTGGTAAATATCGCTATGATGGGCGAAATGCTGGAGGCCCCGTCTCCTGCTGTCCCCGGTCCTGGAGCTTCGTTCCCGAGAGGACGGAAATTGTTTGGCCGAACCGTCATCTACACTGACGCTGAGTACATTGACGCCTCCAATGTCGTTGAGGAGCTGAACCATGCTTTGTTCTTCCACTCTGCGAACGCCAACCAGATCAATTATCTGTACTGGTACCGCCGTGGAAAGCAGCCCATTCTCGGTCGAAAGAAGGAAATCCGTCCTGAGATCTGCAATACGGTCATTGAGAACCATGCGGAAGAGATCGTTGCTTTCAAGGACGGCTACCTGCTGGGTGAACCTCTCCAGTATGTAGGCGTGGCCCGGAAAGACAAGTCTGTGACTGAGAAGATCACGACTCTCAACCGCTTTATGCAGATGGAGGACAAAGCGGCCAAGGACGCAGAGCTGGCGGAATGGTTCCACACTTGCGGAACTTCCTACCGCATGGCTCTTCCGAAGGATCGGATCTCGGAAGACGAGGCCCCCTTCTCTCTTTACACGCTGGACCCACGGTTCTGTTTTGTGGTGTACTACAATGGCTTGGGCCATCGTCCGATGATGGGCGTGAAGTATGTCATGAAGCGAGATAGATCCATTGTGTTTAGCGTTTATACGGATAACTGCTACTTCGAGATCGAGGATGACCAGATTGTTCGTGAAGAGAGCCATGTTCTCGGTGCAATCCCCATCATCGAATATCCGGCGAACAAGTCTCGGATCGGTTCCTTCGAGGTAGTTCTTCCCATTCTGGACGCCATCAACAATGTCGAGTCCAACCGTATGGACGGTATCGAACAGTTCATTCAGTCGATCATGAAGTTTGTGAACGCTGACATCTCTGAGGATGATTTCTTGAAGATGGCTCAGATGGGCGCTATCAAGATCAAGAGTGAACAGGGTAATAACTCCGATGTGTCCTACATGACGCAGGAGCTGAACCAGACCCAGACTCAGGTGACGAAGGATGACCTGTATGACGCTATCCTCACCATCTGCGGTATGCCGAACCGAAATGGCGGATCTTCCACCAGTGATACAGGAGCGGCGGTCATCATGCGAGATGGCTGGTCGGCTGCGGAGGCAAGAGCCAAGAAGGAAGAGCTTCTGTTCAAGAAGAGCGAGAACCAGTTCTTGCGTATCGCTCTCCGGTGCATGGCAACCTTCACTGGTATCAAGCTGGGTCTCAGTGAAATGGACATCCGCTTCACCCGTAGAAACTACGAAAACATCCAGCAGAAGAGTCAGGTGTTGACTACCATGCTGGCCAATCCGAAGATCCATCCCAAGCTGGCCTTCGTCCACTGTGGTCTGTTCGCTGACCCTGACGCCGCCTATGAGATGAGTCAGGAATGGGCAGAAGAGCAAGAGGCCAAGGCCGCTGCGGAGGCAAAGAAGTTTGCCGAAGGTGGCGGAAACCAGAATGAGCCGGATGTGAAGAAGGGAGAGCAGGATGAATAACATCACAGTTGCGGTCCCGGCAGTCATTTCGGCCATTGAGACCATCTTACGCCGAGGAAATCAGGCGGAAGTCAAGGTTGAACACGGCAAAGTCGTAATTGTCGAAGTCCAGCGTAAGAAAAGAGTATAGTATCGTCAGCCAGAGGGCTGATGAACGGCCAAAGGGTCATGAGTGCGATAGCACCCATGGCCCTTTTCATTTTGGATATGAGCGGATTTCCGCTTGTTATATCGGCAGTAGGGAAACTGCTTTAACAAATCGCAAAAGGGAGACAACCCTTCCAAAAAACAGAAATCAGTGCTGAGTGAACAGCCTATAAAACGCAGGAGGAATGAATTATGCCGAAGATTGATGTGTCCCTCATCGAGGGTTATGACACCATGACCCCCGAACAGAAGTTGGCCGCTCTGGAGGCGTATGAGTACGAGGACCATGCTGATGAGCTGGAGCGTACCAAGAACGCCCTGAGTAAGGCAAACTCCGAAGCCGCCGAAAGCAAGCGTAAGCTGCGTGAGAAGCTGACTGTGGATGAACAGGCAGCTCAGCAGGAGGCCGAGGAGAAGGAGAAGCTGAAAAAGGACAACGCCGCTCTTATGGAGGAGCTGAGTGTGACCAAGAACACGGCCCAGCTTGTGGCTCTTGGTTACGAAGCAAAGCTGGCGGCTGAGACCGCCAAGGCTATGTTCGATGGTGATACCGCCAAGGTGTTCGCCAACCAGAAGAAACATCAGGAGACCATGGCACATCAGATCGAGGCTGATCTTTTGAAGAAGACGCCCAAGCCCCCTGCCGGTGCTGGTGGTTCCGGTCTGGACTACCAGAAGAAGCTCGAAGAGGCCAGATCCTCTAACGACTTTGCGGCGGTGGCGTATTACACCCGCCTGATTGCCGAACAGGAGGCACAGGCGGAGCAGTAAGGAAGGAGAAAAAGTAATGCCTATTGCTACCAGTTTTGGAGTTCTGAACTACTCCGGTATGCTCTTCAACAAGGGCAACACTCGCACCCCTCTGTCTGCCATCATCGGTGCGAGACCCAAGCTGACCAATCATGTCGAGTTCGTGACTGGTCAGGAGTACGAGGGCGGCGGTGCTGGTTCTCAGCCTGCAATCACTGAGACCGCCTCTCTGACCGCTCCCGAGCCTACTGTGGTCACTCGTGAGCAGAAGACCAATGTGACCCAGATCTTCCATGAGTCTGTTGGTGTCTCCTACGCCAAGGAGTCCAACATGGGCACTCTGAGCGGCGTGAACATTGCCAATCAGGAGGCCAACCCCATCAATGAGCTGGACTTTCAGGTCGCAGCCAAAATGCAGAAGGTGAACCGTGACATCGAGTACACCTTCATCAACGGTGTGTTCGCAAAGGCAACCAGTGACGCACAGGCCAATAAGACCCGTGGTCTCGTGACTGCCATCACCACCAACACCAAGGCCATGGCCAGCAAGCCTCTGGGCCTGTGGGACATCGCTGACATGGTGAAGAAGATCTACGGGGCCAATGCTCCCACCGAGGGGCTGTGCCTGTGGTGTGACGCAACCACCCTGTTCCAGATCAACGCTGACGCCGTGCAGAATGGCTTGACCGTGGTTCCCGCTGCCCGGGAGATCAACGGTATCGCTCTGTCCAGTGTGGTCACTCCCATCGGTGTGGTCTACCTGTATCTGGGCGAGTGCCTTCCCGCCGGTACTGCCCTGCTGCTGAACTTGGATGTCATCTCCCCCGTGTTCCAGCCCGTACCCGGCAAGGGCAACTTCTTCCTTGAGCCTCTGGCCAAGACCGGTGCTGGCGAGAAGTATCAGCTGTTTGGTCAGATTGGCCTCGACCACGGTCCTGAGTGGTATCACGGTAAGTTCACTGGCATTGCCCAGACCTTCACCGCTCCCACTTACAGTCGTAGCGTGTTCATCGCCAACGACACCAAGAACCCCGTAGTGACTAAGGCGGCAACCTAATCTCGATCAGAAGGAAGGTGGAAAGTATGACCGAAGCGGAAAAGCTGACAATGCTGAAAGCTCTCAGCGGCGAAACCGATGAGGAGGTGCTTTCCACCTTTCTCGCTTTGGCCGCAAACAAGGTCCTCCAGAGGGCCTATCCCTTTGATGTAACTCAGACCGTAGTCCCGGACCGATACGCCGTGAACCAAGTAGACATCGCCAACTTCCTTCTCAGCAAGAGAGGGGCCGAAGGTGAGACCTACCATCAGGAGAACGGAATTGGTCGGACCTACTCCGGCGGAGATGTTCCCCCGGAGCTGCTGAGAGCCATCATTCCGATGGTGGGGGTAATGTAATGCGGTGTATGGTCAAGAACATGGTTCCGTTCTGGTACTGCCCGTACCTGCGGAACGAGCCTATGACGGACGCCCAAGGTCGAAAGACCGGCGGGCAACGCTCCGTGTATGGACCGGCGGTCCAGCTCAAAGGAAACATCTCCGCAGCGACCGGTGAAACTCAGGTCGAGGTCTTTGGCCACTTGGACGATTACGACAAGGTGATTGTTCTGGGTGACGCAGACTGTCCCATCAACGAGGACTCTGTTCTCTTTGTGGACAAGAAACCTGAGTACGACCCGAACGGAGATCCACTGTTCGACTACACGGTCAAGCGTGTGGCCCGGTCTCTCAACTCCGTGTCCTACGCCATCCGAAAGGTAGAGGTCTCGTGAAGAAGAGGATCAAGGTCAAACTCGGAGATCTGGGTCGAGCGGTTGATGAGGTGGAGCAGTACAAAGCCCAGCTGCGTGAGAAATGTCGAGTGTTTCTCGGAAGGCTGTCGGAGCTTGGTGTGCAGACCGCTGATGTCCGTTTTCGTACCGCTCAGTATGACGGCACGAACGATGTAGAGACCCTTGCCGAGTGGGAGGGTGACAACAAGGTCAAAGTCATCGCCAGAGGCCGTAGCGTGACCTTCATTGAGTTCGGTGCAGGTGTGTACTATTCCGAGGCTCACCCTCTGGCTGATAGCAAGGGTGCAATCCGTGGTGAGTACGGACAGGGTAAAGGAAAGCACATCACTTGGGGTTATTACGGAGATCCGGGGACCAATGGTCGTGTGGCTACGGACAAAGACGGACACCCTATCGTCCGAGACGAGGGGCCTGTCATCTTGACGCACGGTAATCCTCCGGCCAGAGCCATGTATGAGGCCAGCAAAGCAATGAGAGAAGAAATCAAGAAAATCGCCAAGGAGGTGTTCGGGTCATGATTGACATTGAAGTGGATGTCTATGATGGTCTGTATTCTCTTCTGGCGAAAGAGTGCCCGGATGTGTTTTTATCCGGGGAATTGGTCAGAGCGCCGTCTTCGTTCCCGAGTGTGACGATGATGGAGGCCGACAACTATGTTGCCACCGATACACAGGACAGCGGCAGCAACGAAAACCATGTCAAGGTCATGTATGAGGTAGCCGTATACTCCAATCGGGCAACCGACCGGAAGAGCGAGTGCCGTTCCATTCTTGCCGTGGTGGACAGGTATTTCATCGGCCTTGGTTTCACAAGGACCAGTACCAATACAATTCCAGATGGCGAAGGGAAATACCTTCGGGTCATTTCCCGTTATACCGCAAAGGTATCCGCCAATCACACAATTTACAGGATGTAATAAGATGGCTATTTCCACTTATAAGGTCTTCCTGATGAAGAAGAACTTGGAGACCTTCGAGAAGCTCATCGACATCAAGGACTACCCTGATCTGGGTGGCTCTCCCGAGATGTTGGACACCACCACTTTGTCTGACCGGGCAACTACCAGTATTCCCGGTATCCAGCAGATGGACGCTCTTGCGTTCACTGCCAACTACACCTCTACCGACTTTGACAAGATCAAGGCGCTTGAGGGTGAAGAGGCTGAGTACGCCGTATGGTTCGGCGGCACTGAGGCTCCTAACGGTGTTGTGACTCCTACTGGTAGTGAGGGCAAGTTCTCCTTCAAGGGTACTCCTTCCGTGTTCGTTACCGGTGGTGGTGTCAACGAGGTCGTGAGCATGACTGTGACCTTTGCTGCCTCTACTCCCGTCACCAAGGACAAGGCGTAAGGAGGTACTGAACCATGAGTAAGCAGATCAATTTTACCTACGAAGGTAAAGATTACACGCTGGAATACACCCGGCGCTCCATCGAGAAGATGGAACAGAGAGGTTTCAAGCTGTCCGAAGTAACGGACAAGCCTGTTTCCACCCTGCCTCTTCTGTTTGCCGGTGCGTTCCTCGCTCATCATCCTTCCGAGAAGATGGAGGTCATCAACGCCATCTTTGATGAGTTCGATAACAAGGACGATCTCATTCAGAAACTCGGTCAGATGTATAACGATCCCATCCGGTCCATGACCGAGAGCGAGGGAAAAGTCAAATGGGAGGCGAACTGGTAACTGGTTCGTTGTCCCTTGAGGGGGACGGGTCCAATATGGCTCCTGTCCCCCTTCTTTCCTATACGGAGCAGTTTTATCAGCAGTTACCGTTCTATCTCTCCATCGGTATGACCCCGGAGCAGTATTGGGACGAAGATTGTACCTTGGTAGTGGCGTACCGCCAAGCCTACGAGCTGAAACGGAAGGAAAGGAACAATGACTTGTGGCTCCAAGGTCTGTATATCTACCATGCGCTCTGTAATGTAGCACCGCTGTTCCGCTTTTCCACGAAGCCGCAAAAGGCTGGTCAATATCTATCCGAACCTTTCCCTATTTCCGAGAAGGACCGACAGGAAAAGGAACAACGAGAAGAGCGGGATCGTTTCCTGCGGATCAGGGCGAAGATGGAGGCACAGGTCTCAAAAACCGCACATCAGGAGGTGAACAATAATGGCATTGGATAACAACATTGATGAACTTCAAATTGAAATCTATACGGAGTCTGAAAAGGCCGTTGAAGGTCTTGACTCTCTTCATACAACGCTGACCAGACTGGAGCGTGTAGCGAAAGGTGGAGCGGGGCTGAACGGGGTAGTAGAGCCGTTGCGTGATCTGACCAGTTCTCTGGGAAAGGCTGTCACTTCCGGGATGAGGTCCCTGATGAGGTTTGCCGATGTGGCTGGTGACTGGTTCAAAGAGTCCGCAGACTACGCCGAGGCCATGAACTTGTTCGAGGTCTCTTTGGGAGACGCTTCTGACGCCGCTCTGGACTACGCTGAGACCGTGCAGGATCTCTTGGGTGTTGATATTCAAGATTGGGTAGAAGCTCAAGGTTCCTTCAATCAGCTGTTGGAGGGCTACGGTATCGTGGACGAAAAGGCCGCTCAGATGAGTAAACAGCTCACCCAGCTCGGTTACGATCTGAGTTCTCTATGGAATGTCGATGTCGATATTGCCATGAAGAGGCTTCAAAGCGGAATGTCTGGTCAGATCAAAGGACTCAAGACTTGGGGTATCAACCTGTCCGTAGCACAGCTCCGAGAGACTGCATTGGCTCACGGGATCGAGATGTCTACGGCCAAAATGACTGAGGCACAGAAGGCCATGCTCCGTTATGTGACCTTGATGGAGAAGACCACCAATGTCCAAGGTGACTTGGCCCGTACTATCATCACTCCGTCCAACGCTCTCCGTATTTTCGGACAGCAGGTAACTCAGCTTCGCCGTGCGCTGGGTGACATCGTGAGTGTACTGGTGGCCCGGTTTATACCAGTATTTCAAGCCATAGTGGTCGTTGTGACCAAGGCAGCAAGAGCCATTGCAAACTTCCTCGGGTACGAACTGCCTGAGATTGACTACTCCGGTATCCAAGTTGGAGCTGACGCTTCTGAGGAGATGGCGGATGGTCTGAGTAATGCGGCCTCTGCTGCAAAGAAGCTCAAAAGCTACACCATGGGCTTCGATGAGCTGAATGTCATCGACCCGAACTCTGGATCTGCTGGCGGTGGATCTACGCCTATGGGTGGAGGTTTTGCCAGCGATTTCGGCTTCGACCCGTCCAAGTTTGAGTATGACTTCCTCGGTGGTATCACGAAAGACACCAAGGAGCTGGAAGAGAAGCTGATGAGTATACTCAAGATCGTGGGTGCGATTGCCGCAGGATTGATGGGCTGGAAGATTGCCTCCGGCGTTTTGTCTTTCTTCGGTATGTTGCAATGGCTGGTCAAGAACGGAGTAATAGCGAGTTTGGCCGCAGGACTAAAAATCTTGGGAGGATCTGCTGCGGCCGCTGCCGGAGGCTTTTGGACCTTTGTCAATGCGTGGGACGCATGGCATAACGGGCTGGATTACGACAATCTCAACGGTATGCTTCTCGGAACGACTGCGCTTGTAGCTGGTCTTGGTCTGGCCTTCGGCCCGGTCGGTGCAGCGGTCGGTGCAGTAGTAGGTTCCATCGCACTGTTCGCTACCGGTCTCAAAGACCTCATGGAGAACGGTCTGAACGATAAGAACCTTGCGTCCTTCACTGCCGTGGGAGCAGCTATCGGCGCTATCGGTATTGCCTTTGGGCCTATTCCGGCTCTTGTTGCCGGAGCAGTTGTAGCCGTGACCGGTTTTGCATTGGCTCTATCTTCTGACGCAGTTCCGGCCATTGAGATCTTTGATGAAACCATTTCTGATACCACTCGGAGAAAGGTTGAACCCTTCATTGAGAAGATCCGTGCGCTGGATGATACACTGGCCACGCTGGAGTATACCGGCCAGATCATCACTGACACTGCGGTGGCCGATGTCCAAGCGCAGCTGGACACCATTGTCAAGTCCATCACCGATGAGCTGGACGCCGATAGGAACCAAGCCTTGGCCACCCTCGCTCCGCTAAAAGCGGCTCTGGGTGAAGAGGCATACAATCAGCTCCTATTGGACAACGCCTCCTACTATGAGCAGGTAACGGCAAAGGTCACGGAGGGCGAGGCACGGATCAATGAAATCATGGCCACTGCCAAGGCGGAAGGCAGGTCCATCACCGAGGCTGAGTGGACTGAAATCAATCGTATCCAGTCTGAAATGCAGGACGCTGGAGTACAGCACCTCTCTGAGACTGAGATCGAGTATCAGACCATCATGAACCGCCTCAAAGATAGCACTGTCCGTATCAGCCTTGAACAAGCCAGTGAGGTCATCAAGAACGCCAATGCCTCCAAGGATGAGGCTATCGCTGCCGCTCACACTCAGTACACCACTGTGGAGCTGGAGGCCCAGCGCATGCTCAATGTCGGGGCTATCAACGATCAGCAATATCAGGCGATCATCAATGCAGCGGCTCTGACCCGTGACCAGACCATCGCTGACGCTGAGACCCAGTATCAGACCATCCTTGACACCACGACCACGAAGCTAGGCGAGACTGCCGCCTACATTGATACCACTACTGGTGACATCAAGAGCAAGTGGCAAGTCTTCTGCGACAACGCCGCTGCGTACTGGAGCCAGAAGTGGACGGACATTGGTAACGCATGGAACACCTTCAAGACCAACTTCGGTACGGCCTTTGAGCAGTTCAAGACCGATTTCACTACCAAGTGGAATACGCTCTGGACCAATGTGCAGCAGAAGTGGTCTGACTGGAGGACGGCGTTCAGTGAAGGATGGGATCAGTTCAAGACCGAGTTCAAGCGAGGCTGGTATGGCTTCTGGACCGGTATCGGTAACTTCTTCATCGGGATCTGGAACGGTATCCTCGGTGGACTGGAAACTGCAATCAACTGGTGCATTGACGCTCTGAACAGCCTGATCTCGAAAGCCAACAGCGTGCTCGCTTTCTTTGGCATGGAGGGATTTGATTACATCACTCCCGTCACGATTGAGCGTGTTCCCTTGCTGGAGGTTCCTGCGTTTGCGGAAGGTGGTTTCCCAGAGCAAGGCCAGTTCTTCCTCGCCCGTGAGGACGGAGCAGAGCTTGTTGGTCAGATTGGTCGAAAGACCGCTGTGGCCAACAATGACCAGATTGTTTCCGGTATCACCAACGGGGTTCGAGAGGGTAACGGTGATCTCATCACCGCTATCTTTACTATCGCAAGCCAGCTCGTCCAAGCCATTGAGGATAACAGCAGCGATGTCGTTATCGGTGACGATGAGATTGGTAGAGCTAACGAACGGTACAACCGCAAGCGTGGTGTTCGGGTCAACTCCGGCAGCTTCGCAGAAGCGTACTGATGATGAGGAGGTGTGGTAATGCAACCGTTCATTAAAGTAAACGGAGAAGCCTTTCCCATGCCGGGGCGTCATCCCACGCTCATGGTAGCCACGCTGGTGGACTCGGCCAGAAACACCGCCGGAACCGTGGTGGGTCAGAAGATAGGCAGAGATCAGTACAAGATTGATAGCCTCTTCTGGCCCCACCTCAAGGCCGACCAATGGGCGAGGATATTACAGGCGTTCTCCAATTTCTATGTCGATGTGCAGTTCCCTGATATGGTGCATAACGACTGGATCAAGCTGAGAATGTATCCGGGAGACCGCACGGCAGAGCCGTGGCTGATTGATGAGCAGACTGGCCTCCCCAGTGATTATATCAACTGCAAGGTCAATCTCATTGATGTCGGTGAAGTGTAAGGAGGTGGAACGCCATGAAAGCAGTCAGTGAGGCTTACAAGGCCAGCATGAAGGGCGTTCTGCGTAACCCGAGCCATGTCATCATAGAGTTCGGCAATGTAGACACCACGGCTCCTGCGGACGGCAAGTGGGCTTCCAATGGGGCCATGGTGTACTCCAACGAAGATACGCTCGATTACTCCTATGAGTATGGAAATCCTTATGCCAGTTTGGAACTGAACCGCTGGCTGGGCGATGGATCAATGGATCTGGTCCCGGAAGGCGGAGGTTATACGAAGCAGGGTTTTGTTTCCAGTCTTGTTTCCAACGCTGACGGGGTTCTGTCTCCTACGGCGGTACTCACCAGAGATTTCTCTTTGGAGCATGTGTTCCCCGGGCTGACCATTACCTTCGATACCAGATCCAATGTTTGGCCGAGAAGTATCAAGGCCCTGTTTTGGTTCAAAGGCAAGGTGGTTGATACCGTGACCGTAAAGGACATCCAGTCCGTTACTATTGAGGTGTCCACCTCGGCCCTCAAGGTGGACAAGGTTCAGATCGAGTTTCTGGAGACACTTCCTCACTGGAGACCCAGAGTCGAGAATGTGGTATACGGTATCAAGATGAGGTTCACGGACAAGGACCTGATTTCTGTAAAGCAGAAGCACGATGTAGACCCTCTGAGCCGTAGACTTCCGAAAGAGACCTTCTCTTTTACCATCCATGACTACGATATGCGGTATGACCCGGACAACCCGAGAGGCATATACGCATACATCGACACTCGCTCCCCCATTAGTATCCAGTACGGATACGATCTGGACGATGGAACTATGGAATGGCTCAAGGCGGACCATTATGTTCTGGATGGTAAGCCCAAGGCGAAGGACTACAAGGCAGTCTTCACTGGAACTGGTCTTATTGCAAGCCTGACCAAGACCTATTATAGAGGCACTTTTGGACAGAAGAGCTTTTACGACATGGCTGAGGATGTCCTGCTGGACGCTGGTCTTACACTCACCGAACAGGGTACTCACCCTTGGGAAATTGACCCGGCACTCAAGACCATGTACTGTTCAGTCCCGCTCCCCATAGACACTCACGCTGACTGTCTCCAGCTTATCGCTCACGCTTGCCGCTGCCGTCTCTATACCGATGATGACAACATCATCCACATCCGGCCTTTCGGTGTGAACATCCGTGGTATCTATTCCGGCGTGTGGGAAGACAACGGACATGAGCGATACTCCGAGTGGGAAAGCGTAGATAAGAACACTGAGTTCAGTGACACCTACGCCACGCTGGAGCTGAACCGCTGGCTGGGTGACGGGACCCAGACCTTGGCTCCCGATGGACAGTACGCACCGCAGGGTTTCGTATCCAGTAAACTGTCCACCGCTGATGGTTCGTTCACCGAAGCCCCTGTCGTAACCCGCAAGTTCGATGTTCCCCACGATCTCCCTCTGGTATATGTCAAATTCGACAGCCGTTGCGGAGAGTGGCCTCGGAGAGTGCAGGTCCGGTACTACAAAAACGGAGCGGTCGTGGCAACGAAGACCGTGGATGTGCGAGGTCTGCTGCTGACTGTGGACAGCACGGTCATGGAGTGTGACCAGTTCGACATCACCTTCCTCGACATGATCCCGTACCGCCGTCCTCGGATCGAGCGTGTGTATTATCAGGAGACCGACTTCCTTCTGGACTTCACGACCATCTCCGAGAACTCCCAGATCTGCACCAAGACCGATGAGCTGAGAGAAATCTCCGTGGCTATGTTCAGTTATCATTCTGACGGTGCAACGCAGACCCTCTTCGAGGGTACGGTGACGGACACCAACTTCCATGTAGACTTTAACAACCCATCCACGAACATCAAGGTTTCTGTTTCTGGTGGGTCCATCGTGAAGCAGGAGATCTTCGCCCGAGCGGTTGACCTTGTTCTTTCTGCCGGTACGAAGACCGTGACCATCACAGGTGAGCGGATGAGCGAAGTGAAAGATGTCCGGGTTACTCAGGTGAACCAGAACGGCGAGGTCGATGAAGAGAAGAACCCCTTGATCTCCAATGAGACCATGCGGTCTGCCCTGCGTGACCACACTATCAAGTACCTTGCGCTCCGTAACACCTACGATGTCGAGTATCGTGGCAACCCAGAGATTGAAGTGGGTGATCTCATCCAGACGCAGACCAACTACACCTCCGAGCTGGACGCACTGGTATTGGTCGATGAGCTGTCCTTTAAGGGCAGTTTGAGTGGAAAATTGAAAGTGAAGGGTATTTTATGAGTGTAATTGATACTCTCATCACGGACCGCACCGCCGCTGACATCATAGAGGCAAGGCGTATTCGTGACAAGATCTTGGAGGTGGGGCTTTCCGGCCTCACCTCGGAAGAGCGTAGTGCATGGCTTGGTGGAATGAAAGCCTCTTACAACTACAAGGACCTGAACCGTGTGGGAGAGGCAGTCAATTTCCTGTGTGCCGAGCTGAACCAGATGGGCTTCACGGTATCAGTTACCGGGAAAACCGATTGGACTATTTCGGACTCGGCCACCCCGGCTCAAATGCAGACCTACCTCAAGAACCTTGATGTGCTGAAAGCCGTTCTCCCTGTGACCACTGAGCCTACGCCTGACACCATGCGCTGGCTCACCATCGCAAAGATGAACACGATTGAGAAGATCCTTCTCGACATCGGGACCATGGTGAAGAACATTCAGCACGCTTGGTTCCGTTCTGGTGAAATCTATTGTGGAGAAGCGTAACACCTTCTCTCCAATGGTTTCAGAATATCTTCAAAGGAGGATGAGGAATGAAGGACCTCATTACGAAAGGCACGGGCAATTCCCGCTTGCTGAAATCGTCTCTGACGGAAGGGACCTCTTGGGAGACAGCTCTTGCTATGCTCCGGGCCGGGAACTTCCCCATCGACCTTGCAGGTTTGAACTTGGAAGGTATCACTCAGCAGGGTTCCCCACTGAACAAGGAGTCCATCCTGCCTGACGCTCTGGCTAAGTCCATGGGCCTGAGTCAGGAAGATCCCCTTATCAAGGACGCTCTGCAAGCCCTCTACACTTTGGCCAACGGAGCCAATAACTTGGCCAAGAACGCTCTTCCCAAGAGCGGAGGGACCATGACCGGCAAACTCACTCTGAACGGTGAGCCGACTGCCGACAACCACGCAGCCACCAAGAAGTATGTGGACAACAACCGTACCCCGGCGGAGCTGAGAGTGCTGGTCGGCAGCAACGGTGTGTCTGTCACTGCCACAAAGGGCGGTAAGACCCTCACCGCAACCTCCGGATCGGATGGATGGGCCACCCTCTATCCGGCAGAGTTCGGCAACTGGACCGTCAGTGGAAACTCCAAGTCCACGGTGGTCACGATTGACGCCATTGCGGTCTTTAAGGCGGCTCTACTTCCTGCACTGGCAAGCTGTTCTTGGGCTGCTATTTCCGCTGCCGCCGAGGGTGGTGTTGCTGATAAGTGCTTCAATATCGGTGACTCCAAGAATTTCACACTGAACGGTGTAACCTATGCCGCTGTAATTATTGGGTTCAACCATGATGATAAGACCGCTGGAGGTAAGGCTGGTATCACCTTTCAGATGAAGGAATGTCTCAATACCACCTATCAGATGGAGAGTAGCAATACTAACGCCAACGGCTGGAAAGGCTGCGCTATGCGTAAAAACATGGCCACTTTCCTCTCTCAGCTCAATGCGGACTTGAGAGCGGTCATCAAGCCGGTCAACAAGAAAACCTCTGCTGGTAGTCAAAGCACGAACATCGTCACCACCAGTGACTCCTTGTTCCTGCTGGCTGAAATTGAGATTTTTGGAGCTACGCAGTATTCCAAGGCTGGCGAAGGCTCTCAGTACGCCTACTATGCTGCTGGTAACTCCCGAGTGAAGAAGGTGAACAATTCTGCCTCGTACTGGTGGGAGCGTTCCCCGGGTGGGAGCGACGGCACCCGCTTCTGTAGTGTCGGCAGCGGCGGCAACGCCGGCAGCTACGGCGCCTCGAACTCGTATGGCGTCTCCTTCGGCTTCTGTATCTGAGGTATCTTAAAAATCCCGCCCCGGAAGGGGCGGAAAGGAGCATGATTTCAATGGCAGTTCTCAAGTCCAAGCGTGGGCAAAGTAGTATGGAATTTGTGGAGACAGCACGGAAACTTGAGGCAAAGATACTCAGTCTGTGTATTCGGTCTCCGAAGCGGATGACCTTCTTCCTGACCAGTGAAATCATGCGTTTGGCCAGTCAGGTACACAACGAAGCCCGGTCCGCCAACAACATCTATCCCCGCAACAAGCATGAAGCGCAGCTCCGGCGAGATCATCTTACTGAGAGCAACAACGCTTTGATGAACTTGGTTCCGAAGCTGGGTCTTCTCTATGACGCACTCATCTTGGACCCTCACACGCAGGAATGGTGCGATGGGGCCATCAGCGAGATTGCTTCGATCATTGCCAGCGAGAAGACCCTCTTACGGGCCACAAAGAAGGCAGACGCAGACCGCTATCGGTCTCTGCCAACAGGAGATCTTCAATTCCTTGTCGATGATGACCTCACCGACTCGGATTGATGATACACGGGTCAAGTTCTGAAATAGTTGCCTCTGCTGCCTCGAACTGGTGGGAGCGTTCCCCGAATGGGAGCAACAGCACCAACTTCTGTAATGTCAACAGCAACGGCAACGCCAACAACAACAACGCCTCGAACTCGAATGGCGTCTCCTTCGGACTCCGTAACAACAAGGACAGACAAAGTAGCTCACGGGTGAAATCAGTTTCTTTACGGAAGGAGAACTTGTTCCCAGCCGTATGGCTAAAAATGTCAAGTATGTCGGTTCAGATATGCTTCTCCCAGAAAACGGGAGTCTCCGATGAGAGCAGCCGGACGCTTCTTGCATGGCGAAGATTGTGCGTAACCTTCGTTTCATGGCTGGCTCCTACGCAGTTAGAACCGCACCCTACAAATCACTGTACGGAGGACACCCTTTTCTTATGAATAGCACGGAACGCCGTGAACAGAGGTACTTACGCCGGAAGGCGAAGCGTGACATGAAGATACTCCAGAGAAGCCTTGCACAGGGTAGCTTTGAGGAAGTCTTCTCCTTCCGGCACTTGTACCTCTCAGGCAAGAAATGTTGCAAGAATGTCTTATGGAAGAACTCCTCTCAGAGGTTCATTGGAACACTACTGCTGATGGTGGCGGAGATCCGTGAACAACTGATGAACGGAACCTTCCGAGGCAAAGGTTTTATCCACTTTGTTGTGATGGAGCGTGGAAAACTTCGTCACATTCGTTCGGTCCACATCACTGAGCGTATGGTCCAGAAGTGTTTGTGTGACTACTGCATTGTCCCCATTTATTCTGCCTCATTTATCCATGACAACGGAGCCAGCCTCAAGGGCAAGGGCATGGATTTCTCAATGAACCGTGTGACAAAACAGCTCCAGAGGCACTATCGAAAGTACGGAAGGAACGGTGGTCTGATCCTGTATGATTTCTCCGGTTACTTCGACAACGCCGTACACGAACCCCTCTTCCGGGAGGCCGAACGGCGTATCCATGATCCAAGGACCATACGCCTGTCCAATCAGTTCATTGAGGCTTTCGGTGAAATAGGTCTTGGCCTCGGGAGCCAAGTCTCTCAGACAAATGCTCTCCTGCTGCCGAGTCCCGTTGACCACTATGTCAAAGAGCGCATGGGGATGAAGATTTATGAGCGATACATGGATGACGGCCTACTCGGTGGGCCTGACATGAAGGAACTGGAGCAGCGGAAGGCTGAACTGATCCAGATATGTTCCGAACGACAGCTCAAAATCAATCCCAAGAAAACTCACATCGTCAGGATGGATAGGCCGTTTGTTTACCTCAAGACCCGTTTCCGGCTGACGGATACCGGGAAGGTAGTACGAAAGATGAACCCTCACTCCACGAAAGCAGCTCGCAGAAAGCTCCGTGTTTTCAAAAGCCGTGTGGAGAGTGGAGAGATGTCTATGGAAGACATCAGGTGTTTTTATAACAGCTACCACGGCCACATGGAGCGTGGGAACAGCTTTCGCATATTGAAGAAGACCGACCACTATTTCAAGGAATTGTACGGGTTCTACCCGAACAAGAAAGGATGGAGTGCTTATGTTCAGAATTATCAAGGGAGAGACAACTCTCGCCACGATAATGAACCCTATGTGGGTGAAACAGCAAGAGAACGGCTGCTTTGCCTTATCGACTGCGGATGAGGCAACCGGGGTGTCCGTGGATGGTACTGTATACCATCTGGACGGTAGAGAGCCTATCCCAGACGCAGAGACCGTTGTGCTGTCTGAGATCAGCGAAGCGGCATATCAGGCCGAAGTGACCGCCGCACAAGAAGCAAAGCAGTTACAGATGGACACCGCTCTGGCAGAACTGTCCATTCTGATTGCAAATCTGATGACCCCTACTGCGTGAATTGGAGGTGTAACCAATGTTTAATGAGAACAGCGGCCTTGTCAAAACATGGGTAAACCTGATCCGTCAGGGTGCCTATAAATTCGAGCAAATCCCCAATCTTAGCAACCTCCAAGAGGTAGTTGCTACCGTTCTGAAAGGAGGTGAGAAAGTATGAAGTTCACTAAGGATAGCGGTCTGGTCAAGACTTGGGTAAGTCTGGTGCTGTGCGGCGTGTTCACCGTGGAGCAGGTCCCCAATCTGTTCAACCTGCGAGCAGTGGTCCGGGAGATCATCAACAGCTTGGTCTAAGAGGAGGAAACAAAATGGGGGAGATCATCGTAGCCCTTGTTTCTGGAGGCGTGACCCTGATTGGTGTCATTCTTGCCAACAACAAGAATGGAGCGGTCGTGGACACGAAGCTGGACGAGCTGACCCGAGAAGTGAGGGAACATAATCACTTCGCAAAGCGTATGCCTGTAATCGAGGAACAGATCAAGGTCATCAACCATCGCATTAGTGATCTGGAGGAATTTCACAAGGGAGCGTGAGGAAAGTGAGAGCGCAGAAAACATCTTTTTCTAAGGTGTTACTGATACAGGAGTCGGTTCTCATCTGGGTCCTGTCTCTCGCTTTCGTAGTGCTGGCCTTCCGGTGTGTCCAGAGCGGATACACCGGGGGCCTCCCTTGGCTGGCTGTGACTCTGACTGGAGCATGGACCGCCTATGGGGTCTCTCAGGCCATGTACTATCGAAAGTCGGAAAAGGAAAACACCACGGGAGGCATTGTGTTCGAGACTGCCATGTCGAAGACCAACCACCGTGTAGATTGTAACTGAGAGGAGTAAATATGATGGATATTATCAAAAAGCGTTTGGCGGCTCTTCTGTCCGTGAAGAGCTTGGTCACGCTGGTCCTGACGATTGTGTTTGCATATATGGCTATCACTGGCCAGATCAGTCAGGATTTCATGACCATCTATGCGGTCATCATTGCGTTCTACTTCGGAACCCAGTCTCAGAAGACGCAGGATCTCATGGACGCTCCGAAGGAGTGATAGGATATGAGTACCGCCATTGAACGCCTCTTGGCCACGGCAAAGGCCGAGGAGGGGTATCTTGAGAAAGAGACCAACTCCAACCTCGATAACCCTACTGCCAACGCCGGAGACAACAACTGGAACAAATACGCCCGGGATCTGGACGCTTTGGGCGTGTATAACGGGAAGAAGAACGGTTATCACTGGTGCGACATCTTTGTGGACTGGTGCTTCATCCACACATTTGGTCTGGAGGTAGCTATGAAGCTGACCCGTCAGCCCATGGGTGGATACGGAGCCAGATGTACCTACTCCGCCCGGTACTACAAAGACCACGGCCAGTTCCACAAGTCTGGCCCGAAGCCCGGGGATCAGATCTTCTTCACCAATGACGGCGGAAAGACCATGGCCCATACGGGCATTGTGGTTTCCGTAGCCAATGGCAGGGTCTACACTGTCGAAGGTAACACCAGCTCCGCAGCAGGAATGGTGGCAAACGGCGGATGTGTAAGAGCGAAGTCCTACGCTTTGACCTATAATCGTATCGGCGGCTATGGCCGTCCTGACTATTCTATCGTAGAGGAGGAAGAGGAGATGACCCAACAGGATTGGGACAAGATGATGGAGAACTGGCTCTCTCGAAGAGCAGACCTGCCTCCGTCCAACTGGAGCGAGGCAGATAGAGTCTGGGCCGAGGAGAGTGGTATCATTGCTGGAGACACTTCTGGCCGGAAACAGTACATGGTCTTCCCCACAAGAGAACAGATCATGGTGTTCCTCCATCGCTTCTATGAGCTGATGACCCAGCATGGACATTGA